ATAAGATTGCGGCAAAAGAATTTGAATTAGATGATTTTAGTCATGAACATATAGAAGTTGGAATGTCTTCAGATATTTGGCTTAATTGTTTTTATCAAACTATTGACGTATTAAATATTGCAAGAGAAGAATATTTAAAAACCAAAAATAAAGATTATTGGTGGCAGATGATTCAGCTACTTCCATCTTCTTATAATCAAAAAAGAACCATAACCATGAATTATGAAAATGTAATTTCCATGCTTCATCAGCGCGAAGGTCACAAACTTGATGAATGGAATACTCTTCTCAAAGAATTCAGAGAAAAATTACCATATATAAAAGAAATCACTGAAATTTGAAAAATTAAAAAATTTTTGATATAATTATAATATAAAATTAAGAGAGGTGCAGAAATGTTACTTGAAACAACTCAGAAATTTGCAGTAGATACTGAAGTCAAAGCTAAGGACATGATTGAGGCTTTTCGCGCGGAAGCTGAGACAAAAGGATATACAGTTAAGAAGGCTGGATATGAATATAAAGTAAAAAAGGCAAAGGGTGAAATTATTGGAGAACGTTGGGTAGTAAGTGTAACTCAAGTATTTGGAACTCTTTGGGAGGAATAATGAAAGAAGATAAAATTATCAGCTTAGAAGAAGTTAAAGAGCTTAGTAAAGTATTAGATTCTACCTTCCCCACAGAAGAAAATTCAAATGAATCAGATATGAGTACATTGATGATAAATCTGCTAAATATGCCTGACGAACAATTTGATCTTATAGCGCCAGGAGTATTGGAAGGTTTTGAGCGTTCAGTCAATAACCCAAATAATAGAATTGCATTCGCGCAAGCAATGAATTCTCTTGGATATACTGCAGATGATATGGTAGAAAGTATTGATGAAATTACAAAATCCATTGATGCTGTTGATGTTATACCAGTCATGAAAAAAGATTTCTTAAAAAAGTTAATTGGTATTTTATTTAATACTATTAATGAAACTGAAGGAATTGCAAAACGATATATTTCCATTCCAATTGAATTATGTCACGAAAATGCAAAAGTTCCACAATACGCGCATGTCAGTGATAGTGGAGTCGATGTATATGCTCTTGAAGATATAACAATTCATCCAGGAGAAACAGTACTTGTTCCAACGGGTATAAAAGTAGCATTGCCGCCGGGATATGAAATTCAGGTTCGTCCAAAGAGCGGCCGCGCACTTAAAACAAAACTTAGAGTTGCCAATACGCCTGGTACAATTGATAGTGGATATCGTGACGAAATTAAAGTTATAATTGAAAATATTGAGCCTTCAATTAAAAACATGACAGTTGATGATAATGGACGCGTAACTTCTGTTTTATTTGGATCTGATTACTTTATAGGAAAAGGTGAGAAATTTTGTCAGTTGGTACTTTCGGAAGTACCTAAAATGGCGTTCTATAGAGTTGATTCAATTAAAGAGGTTGATGAAATAGACCGTGGAGGTGGATTTGGTTCTACTGGACTAAAATAATCCAAAACGTAAATGGCAAAAATTACAATAGAATAGATAGCACAAGAATTAGAATAGGACTCTTGGAAAGTTATATCAACTACTTATACAAATTTAAATGAGTAGATGGAATTTAAATGTTCTGAAGGTCATTCAGTTTATACTAGCTGGGGCAAATTGCGTGTAAAGCGCGAATGCCCCATTTGTAAAGCCAATAAATTTAAAAATGTAAAACCAATTATTATTGAAAAAAATAAAAATGTCAATAGAATTTTAGCACTCGATCAAGCCAGTCATATTTGTGGATATTCAATTTATGACGATGGAAAATTGATCACATATGGCATTTTTGAAACCAAAACTCAAAATGAAGATACTCGCATTCATGAAGTTAAAGAGTGGTTAATTTCCATGATAGATAATTATTAGCCAGATGTTATTGGAATTGAAGGCATTTAGTATCAGCAATCATTTGGTGTAACTACTTTTTAGGTGCTGGCGCGATTATAGGGAGTTTTGATTGAGGAGTGTTTAGATTAGAAGATTCCTTATGAGATTTGTCCTACAAATACATGGCGCGCCTACTGTGGAGTAAAAGGCCGTACTCGAAGCGATAAGAAAATGTCGATGTAGACTTTGGTTAAAAAATGGTTTGATATTAGTGTGAGTGATGATTGCGCTGATGCAATTGGAATTGGAAAATATGTTGCTGAAAGGCATTAGAAAAAAACTGAAATTGTCAGTTGGGAGTGAAGATGGCAGAGATACAAAAACCTACAACTATGTTGATGGATGAATTTAAAGAGAAATTTGTTGAACTTTTGAATAACTCACAACTTCCTGCTTGGGTTTTGATTTATTTAATTGAACCTTATGTTTAGGAACTCAAACAGGTTGAACAACGAGTAAAAATTGAAGAACGTGAAGAATACGAAAAAACTTTGAAAGAAGCAGAAGAAAAGACGGAGAATTAAATTCTCCGTCTTTTTTATTTAAGTTCATCTTTGATTATAATGGCGCTAAGGATAAGCGGAAGAATTAATAAAATTGCTTCATTTGAATATCATTTAACGCAAAGGAATGCATAAGCTAAGAAGCCTAGAATGTAAATTATATAAATTAAAATATTCATTTAAATCTCTACGTTGCTATTTTCTTCGGGATAAGAAATATCAATATTTGTTCCAGCCTCTTCGCCATCATATGTCCCTTCATCAATTGCATTGATCATCTATCTTGCGTACCGTCTTGCCTCAAGAACTTCTTGATACTGTTCCACATCATCTCCAAGAAGCTGAGCTTCCATTGCTTTAATCACCACATAATCAGTGACTGACAAGAATGCTTCGTAATACTCTCGTGTAGAATGTCGGTATTTTGGGAGTGTTCCGAGTGCGTATTTTTCTACTAAAAGTTCAGATATCATATAACCTCCTTATGAATATGTTCCAATTGCTATTACATCTATATACACATTACAAGTGGTTGAGTTAGCACCAACTCTTTCGACGCAAGCCGTCCCACCTGACGTGGCACTTGGCGCTGAGCTTCCAGCTGTCGCCCAACAGGTCTGATTTCCACCAGCTCCGCCAGAAGAACTAACTGTATATGCTCGATATGAAACTGTTGGAATTGCATTAAATGCATAATACCAATTTCCAATATCAACCTCTGATTGAGATTCATATATCGGAGTAATCCACAATTTATCTAAAGTCATTGTTTTGGACACCCTTTTCCATGCTATCTAAATCTTTCTAGTGGAATCCGTAATAGTATTGTTTAAGAATCGTATGCATCCACTCGTAGAGTTTCCATATGCTCTGATAATTCCGGCAGGTGGATATTCAGTATTTTGAAACGTTAGACCTAATGTACCATTCAAACTAAACTAATTAGTCCCCGCTGTATGCGCTGAATTCCACGCGGCGCAAGAAAGTCCTCCGTAAAGAAGCTGTAACTCCAAACCCTGTGAATTTGGTGCATATAACCTAATTCCTCCAGCATTTACGTATGTTTGCCCATTATCATATGAATTAGTAATTGTAAGTACCCTTGTAAATAAATTTGTACCGGTTGACATGCCATCGTTCCGAGAAATATTAATAGTTCCACCAGTAATGTTTGCACTATTTGATGAAAGACTATTAGCTATTAAATCTCCAGTATTAGTAACCTTAAAAACACCCTTTCCAAGTGCTATTCCATCAGTTCCAACATAAACACCGTTGTGAGTTGTATCCGACAATGAGGTCATACCATTATACATTGAATTACTTGAAAGGGTTAATCCTCCAATCGTGCCACTAGATGTATATAAAGTCCCCCAAATAATAGCATTGCTAGCCTAAAGAAGGCCCGCAGATGATACTTTAAAACCAGTAGCTCCACTCGCAGGACTGCTCCCGATTGTTCCATCTTTGGCAACATAAATTCCCATATCAGGCTTATTATTAAGATCATCAAAGGAGCCACTCGTTGCAACAGCAGATAATCCATTTATACTACTACTGTCAATCTTCACATCTGGCTATAATGTTAACGACCTTGCTACAATATCACCAGTAATCTATAAATTACCATCATCAGTTGCTTTAAAAACAGGAACTACTGCATTATCAATATAGCTATTAATCTATAATCCATATTCATGAGTAGTATTATTTAAATGCCCAAGTCTTATTTTTTCATAAGAAATCGGCGCGCCGCCTTGCGTTGTATAAGTTGTCTATACAATAACACCTTCTTTATTAAATCTTACATAACGATCTTTATCATACATCTATCCAGCATTTGGATCGATTGAGAACGAATCATAAGCAGTAATGCCATCTTTATCCCACTTAAAGGCAATTGCTGATTCGCCTTCTAGATTATTATCCATATCCCCAACAATTGTAATCTTTTTGGTATCAATTGAACCACTTGATAAATACTAAACACCAACTCCATCGCCGCGCACTGCATTATTCCAAGTTTCGCCACCATTAGTAGTAATAAAAATACCGCCAGAGGTAATTTTTACTTGTTCACTAGTATTTGCCATATTTGTAACGGTAATACCCTAATCATCCGTAACGACAGAATTATTAATTGATGATCTATTTAATGCATTGTTATTTGCTTTTACTGATGAAGCTAAAATATCAGTTTTAATTGTTCCGTCTGATTCAATTATATTAGAAACCTTATTGTATGCGCCAACCGTATATTGTAACGATTGCGTTTGAGCCGTAATTCTTTGGAATAAATCTTCAAATTGTGTTCGATAATTCTATACTGTAAAGCTATCCTTAGAAGGTTCATCAAAATTATAATTAATTTCTGTAATTACAACTTTTTCACGATAAGGAGTTTTTACAAACTAATCACGATCATAAACCTAAATATATCCAAAGAAATCAGTATCTTCAACATAACTAATGTCACCCAGTCTAAAGTCTTTAATCTTAAAATCTTCAAGACTTGTTAATCGCATAACTGCAATATTATATGAAACTTTTGGACGCGAAGAAGTATAAGCCACAGAATTAGCATCAAGATAATATAAATTATCATCATAATATTTCTAATCGGTCCACGACCCTTCAGAAATAAAATGAGCATATTTTTTATTAAACAAATCTGTTTTTAGTTTAATGTATTCTTTATACTAATCCATCTATTGCTAATTAGCTTTGATTGTCTAATCATATGTAGCAATTACAGTATTTAATTTACTAACCTAATCTTGATAATAATTTACTAATTGTGTTTGTGATTCAATCGCGGCAACATGACCTTTTAATTCAGGACTACTACCAATATACTACGCAATAAAAGCCTAAGTTCCTGTTGAATTATAGGTTTTCATGCCAGCCA